ACGATTTAATACCACCGGATGTTATAATAACTTCTTTGGTATTGCTTCTGGATACTGCAACACAACCGGATGTTATAATAACTTCTTTGGAGTATCTTCTGGAAGATGTAATACTACAGGAAACAATAATAACTTCTTTGGTATTAATGCAGGATACTCTAATACTACTGGAAGTAATAATAACTTCTTTGGTTATAAAGCAGGTGGAAACACTACACCACCAGCTTTAGGTTCTGGAGGTTGTAATAACTTCTTGGGGTATTGTGCAGGATATTTTAACACCACTGGGGTTAATAATAACTTTTTAGGTACTTGTGCAGGATATTCTAACACTTCTGGAGTTAATAATATTTCCATAGGTTCTTCTGCTGGATACTCTAATAATTCAGGAAATCAAAATAACTTTATTGGTAATAGTGCAGGATATTGTAACACAACTGGAAATTGTAATAACTTCATTGGTTTTTGTGCAGGATATTGTAACACCTGTGCATGTCATAATAACTTCATTGGTAGCAATGCAGGACGTCTTAATCTCATTGGAAATTATAATAACTTCTTTGGTTATGATGCAGGATATTGTAATACCACCGGATCTTGTAATAACATTATAGGGTTTAATGCAGGATTAAATCATAATACCGGATTAAATAATAACTTTATAGGTTCTTGTGCGGGATATTGTAATTCCGGTTATTATAATAGTTTCTTTGGTTACCGTGCAGGATCTTGTAACACCACCGCAAATTGTAATAACTTCATTGGTCCTAGTGCAGGATTTTCTAATATCTCCGGAAGTAATAATAACTTCTTTGGTACTTGTGCAGGATTTTCTAATACCACCGCATCTGATAATATTGCAATTGGTAGATCTGCAATGTTTTTAACTGCTGCTGGTCCAGGTCCAGGTTCTAATAATATTGCAATTGGGGTTTCTGCTGGTGCTAACTCTGCTACGGGATTGGTTGCTTTGGGATCCAGCAGTAATACTATTGTTCTGGGAAATACAAACCACACAAATGCCATCATTAAAATTGCATGGACCGTAACTTCAGATGAAAGAGACAAAGGAAATATTCAACCACTTTCATTTGGATTGAATTTCTTACAAAATATTGTACCGATTGAATACAATTGGATTGATAGAGATACTCAAGAACCTATGGAAGATATAAGAAGATATGGATTTAGTGCTCAAAATATTTTACAATATGAAGCAACCCCTCCAGTACTTGTAGATGATCGTGATCCTGAGTATCTTAAACTCCGCGAATCTATGATGATTCCAATTCTTGTAAATGCAGTTAAAGAACTGAATGAAGAAAACGGAGCACTCAAAAATCGTATTATTGCACTTGAAACAATTGTTGGAATTGGTAGTATTTGAATTTAATTTGCTTTTATTTTAAATACATAGTATAATACCAATAAATGAAATAATAAAATTTTTGAATGAATAAAACATTTTATTTTATGTCTGGTCTTCCTCGTTCGGGCAGTACCTTACTTTCTTCAATTTTAAATCAAAATCCAAGATTTTATTCCGGTCCATCAAGTCCAGTACTTGGAGCAATGACTGCAATCGAATCGGAGTTTACTGATAATGAACTTTATGCTGGATATCCAAAACCAGATCAAGTAAAAGAAATTATCGGATCTATAATTCATCATTTTTATAGTGATATTGATAAACCAGTTGTAATTGATAAAAATCGTTCTTGGACGACAAGAATTCCTTACATTGAAGGATATATTGGACAAAAAGCAAAAATTATTGTTACGGTTCGTAGAGTTGATGAAATTTTAACTTCAATTTTATCAATGATTTATCGCAATCCTTTTGTTTATGGGCAACCAAGAATTAATTTTGTGGATGAACAATTAGTAAAAACTAATACTCCTATTGATGATTTCAATCGTTGTATGTATCTTCTTAGTCCTGGAGGAACTGTACATGACGGATTAAATTCACTTCTGGACGGATTTGTTCAAAATATGAGGGATAGAATGCATATCGTGGATTATAATGATTTAGTAAATGAACCAGAAGAAGAACTATCTAAAATTTATAAATTCTTAGAAGAAGAAGAATATAAACATTGTTTTGATTCTATTCATAATATTCATCGAGAGAATGATGTTGTTACTTATGGACTTTCTGATATGCACGAAGTTCGTTCAGAAATTAAAAAAGAATCCAGAGATCCAGCATCGGTTTTGCCACCAGAAATTTTGGATATTTATCAGCAGAATAAACGGAAACTGGAATTTTGGAGAACTCCAGATGTAATCAGTATAAAACCTAAAGCACCACTGACAAAAGAAAATAAAATCATAGTAAAATTTTAATATAAATTAATTTCATGACAAAACCAAAATATTCTTTATTTCATATTCAAGGTGGATTTGGAAAGCATATTGCGGCAACTGCAGTTGCAAAATGCATTAAAAATAATCATCCAAGTAGACAACTTATTGTTTGTTCTGTTTATCCTGAAATTTTTACAAATCTACCGTTTGTAGATAGAGTATATCAACTCGGAAATACCAGTTATTTTTATCAAACATATGTTGAAAATATGGATTCATTAATTTTTCATAATGAACCATATTTTACTACAGATCATATTAATAAAAAATTGCCACTTGTGCAAACTTGGTCAAAGATGTATGATTTACAATATCGCGGAGAAATGCCGGAAATTAAATTCAATCCACTACAAAAAAAACTGGCAAGAGAGCACTGGAATTCTAAGACAAATGGAAAACCAATTATGGTTTTCCAAACAAATGGTGGATTATATTCAGAACCAAGACCATACTTGTGGGCAAGAGATATGCCAGTAAAACTTGCTCAAAGAATTGCAGATCATTATTCTGAAGATTATCATATTTTTCAGGTTAAAAAACCATCAAGTGAAGCACTAACTGGAGTAGAAGTAATTGATGAACCTTTGAGTAATATGGAACTTACGAGTATTCTTTTAAATAGTGAGAAAAGAATTTTAATAGATAGTTGTCTACAACATGCCGCTACCGCACTTAAACTTCCTTCAGTAGTTCTATGGAACGGTACAAGTTCAAAGATATTTGGGTGGGATATGCACACAAATATTCAAGCAGAAAAACCGGCAAAATTTAAACTTCCAAATAGTTATTTGTTTGACTTTGATTTTATTGGAGTAGAAGCAGAATATCCTTATGTTGATGAGGATGAAGAAATTTTTAATTTTGATAAAATTATTGAAGCACTGGGATAATTATGAATATCATCGGACTTTATGGTGCTATTGGATGGAATGTTTTAATTTCTGATAATATACAACTTCAGTCTCAAATGGATGAAACTTGGAATCACGGTTCCAGTGTAACTTTATTTAAGAATGGAAATCATATTTGTAGCATTAGTGAAGAAAGATTAAGTAAAATCAAATATGATGGTAATTTTCCTAAAAAATCAATTGATTATTGTCTTTCTGTTGGAAATATAGAACCTGAAGATATTGATTTGGTCATAATTCCTTCTATGGGAAAATCAATTTTCTATAGAAATTATGACAATAATACAGTAAAGGGAAAAATTCAGAATAAATTTCCTAATGCAAAAGTAGAGATTATTTCTCATCATTTAAGTCATGCATATTCTTCGGTATTTTCTTGCGATTATAATGAGGGAACATTCATTACGATGGATGGGGCAGGTTCATTAATGTTTGATTCATTTGGAAATTCTTTTGCAAGTGAAACTCATTCTATGGGGTATTTCAATAAAGAAAAAGGCATATTTAGATTTCATCCTGGAGTTCCTGGATTGAATAATTTTGGATATTATTATTGGATTTGGTCTCATCAAATTTATACTCAGAAAGTTCAGAAAAATATTCATATTATTGATCCAAAATATAGAGAAACTTATTGTGGAAAGGTAATGGGTCTCTCTGCCTATGGAAATATGAAGGATTTTCCTCAAGATTATCAATTAACTTTTGAGGGAATTCCTGCAATTACTTTTACATCAATTCCTGGTAAAGATAGGGCATATAATAATATGTCTCCAGAGAACAAAGCAAAAGTTCTTCAACATAATTTTGAACAAGGTATGCTTTCATATATGAAAGAACTTAAAAAACAATCATATATTACTAATAATCTTTGTCTTTCTGGTGGAGTATTTTTAAATATTCTTGCAAATTCTATAATTCGTAAGAATAATATTGTTGAGAATATTCATATTCCGCCATTTCCTGATGACTCTGGATTATCATTTGGTGCTGCATGTTATGGAGTTTTTAAAAATAAGGAAGAAATTAAAATACCTCATAATATTTCTCTTTTTGGTAAACTATATTCTGAAAATGAAATTTTGAAAGCAATTCAAGAATTTGATATTATTCAATATCAAAAATACGAAGATTTCAATGAATTATGTGAAGTTACGGCAAAAGTTCTTGCAGATAATAAGATCATTGGATGGTTTCAAAATCGATCTGAATTTGGTCCAAGAGCACTTGGATCTCGTTCTATTTTGATGAATCCTACACCAAAAGGTAATAAAGATTTAATTAATTCTCGCATTAAACATAGAGAATATTGGAGACCTTTTGCTGGTATTATGCTTGAGGAATATCAATCTGAATATTTTGTGGAGAATTATCCAAACGAATATATGATGTATTCTTTGGTAGTAAAACCACATCAAAGAAAAAAACTTGGAGCAATTACACATGCAGATTTCACTTGTAGAATTCAAACTGTAAATGAAAAACTTAATCCTGAAGTGACTGTTCTTTTACAAAAATATAATAACTTAACCGAATGTCCCATTTTATTAAATACATCTTTTAATGATAACGGACAACCAATAGTAGAAACTCCAAGAGATGCAATTATTGCTTTTAAAAATATTGATTTAGATTACTTAGTAATTGGTAATTACTTTGTGTCTAAAAAAATATAACTATTGACTTTCTCTTATAATTAAATTATAATCAAACTATATTTACATTTTTTATGACTTCTGAAATAAATTTTTCCAAACTTGCTCTAGAAAATGGGGGAAGTATTCACCCACTAATTATTCCGTATAAAGATTTAATTGGTACATCAGTTACTAATTCTTCTATTTACAATGATAATGGTAAAATTCTTGTTAACTTAAGAAATATAAATTATACTCTTTATCATTCTGAAAAGAAAAGATTTGAGCACCATTGGGGACCTTTGGTATACATTCATCCCGAAAATGATTTACATCTTCGTACTTGGAATATTATTTGTGAAATGGATGAGAATATGCAGGTAAAGTCATATCACCATATTGACACTACAAATTTTCCAGATAAAGAACTTTGGGAATTTGTTGGACTAGAAGATGCACGTATTGTTCGTTGGGGTGGAAAACTTTATATTTGTGGTGTTAGAAGAGATTTGGATACTTCCGGAACGGGAAGAATGGAACTTTCTGAAATTGAAATTACAGAAAACGGTGTAAAAGAAATATCACAACACCGCATACCAATTCCGGGAGATGGAGAATCTTATTGTGAAAAAAATTGGATGCCAATATTAGATATTCCTTTTCACTTTGTAAAATGGACAAATGGAACAGAAGTTGTAAAATATGATATTGAAAGTGGTATATGTGAAAAAGTAGCGGGTAAACATTGGAAAGATCTTGGAACTCAAGATATGAGAGGAGGATCTCAGGTATTAACTTTTGGGGATTATTACTTTGCACTGATTCATGAAACTTACTTATTCAGAAGTAAAATTGATCGGAAAGATGGTATATATCGGCATCGCTTTGTTGTTTGGGATAAAAATTGGGATATTGTAAAAATATCAAAACAATTTACTTTTCTTACCGGACATGTTGAATTTGCCGTAGGAATGTGTGAGTACCAAAATGATTATTTGATTACTTTTGGATTTCAAGATAATGCTGCTTATCTTCTTAGAGTATCTAAAGAGTTTGTTAAAGATTTTATTAACCAGTCATGAATATTTCAATTATCTGTGCTTGTAAAAATAGAGAAGAATCTCTTAAAATTTCTTTACAATCGTGGTTATTTTTTGAAGAAATTAAAGAAATTATTATTGTTGATTGGAGTTCTAACAACTCATTAAATTACTTAACAACAATTGATTCTAGAATAAAAATCATTACAGTAAAGAATGAAAAATATTTTAATCTTTCTCAACCATTAAATTTGGCTGCAAAAATTGCAACCGGAGATGCAATTCTAAAATTAGATTGTGATTATATTCTTAATCCATACCACAGTTTTTTTAAAAATTATAAACTTGAAGAAGGTACTTTTATTTCCGGAAATCATAATGTTAAAAATTATGAAGTATGGAATGGTTCGCAATATGTAATTGATATTCATACTATGAATATATCTGAAATATATGAATATGTTTCAACATATAGTCATTATTTCAAATATTTGAAAGGAATGTTATTTCTTTTTAGAAGTGATTTTGAAAAAATTGGAGGATTTAATGAGACAATTACTACCTATGGGTGGGAAGATAGTGATATGATTTATCGTCTAGAATCTTATGGATTGGAACATAAAAGAATTAATTTTGATCATTCATTAATTCATATTCCGCATCCAGATAGAAAGAGATTTGAAAATTCAGAATCATATAAAAAAGACGATGAAGAAAATTGTTCTCACCTTGTAGCTCCTGGACTTAATGAAGAACAAAAAATGTGGCAAATTGAGTATCTTCTTGTTGAAAAATATATTGAAGAAAATAAAAATAATTTTGTTCAGTCCGAATCTATTTTTATAAAATCTGATATTACTTGGAATATTCAACAAGTAAATGATCAATGCTTTATTGCCGAAAAAAATAACAAACTCAACAATTTTCCTTCATCATATTATATAAGTTTAGAAGAAAGTTTAGATAGGCAAGAAAATATAAAAAAACAATTTGATTTTTATCATATTCCAATTACTTCAATTATATCAAAAAGATTTTCAGAATGCAATGATGTAGTTACTGGACCACTTGTAGATGTTCTCGATGGGGGAACAAAAGGTTGTGTTGTATCACAACTGAAAATGATAAAAAAATGGTATGATGAAACGGATGAGAATTATGCATTTTACTGTGAAGATGATTTAAGTTTAGAAACAGTTGATTATTGGGATTTTACTTGGACACAATTTATAGAGCAACTTCCAAATGATTGGGAATGCGTTCAATTATGTTGTATTCGTCCGGATGAGGTTGATATTAAACTAAGAGAAAGAGATTCTTATGATTGGTCGGTTACTGCATATATGCTTACTCGTAACTATGCCAAAAAAATAATAGATAGATATTGTAGAAATGATTCTTATCACTTAGAAATATGCAATCCAGAACTATATCCTATGCCAGAAAATGTGTTATTTCATGGATTAGGTAAAGTTTATAGTATAAATTTATTTGTAGAGAATCAAAAATTACAATCAACATTTACAAAAATAAATAATATCGAAACCGGACAAAAAGAATATCACAATCAAACTTATAATCATGTGATTAATTGGTGGAAATTAAATGGTAAAAATTCTAATATTATTTCAAAGAAAACAATGAACAATTATGAAAATGATCTACAAAAACTTCTTACTGAATTTGCACTAGATCCAGAAAATCCAGAAACTAATTTTAATCTTGGTCTTTGGTATGAAAAAGAAAATCATACTGCAGCGGCTCTGTCATATTTTTTAAGATCTGCAGAAAGATCTTTTGATGATAACTTTACATATTCTGCACTTATTCAAGGATATTTTTGTTATGATCGTCAAGGAACTCGTGATGGAACTGCTAAAACTCTTCTATTACATGCACTATGTTTACTTCCCAAAAGACCAGAATCTTATTTTCTATTTTCTAAATTCTATGAAAAAAGGGAGCAATGGCAAGAATCATACATGTATGCTCATCTTGGATTAGAATTGTGTGATTTTAATCAACCTGCGCTGAATATAGATATTGGATATCCTGGAAAATATGCTCTTCTTTTTTTGAAAGCAATTTCTGGGTATCACTGGGAAAAGTTAGAGCAGACAAAAGAAATACTATTAGACATTAAAAATAACTATGAATTAAATTCAGAATACCATGAATTGGTTACAAATAATTTAAAAAATTTAGGTGTTCAATATGAAGAACCAAAGATTACTATAATTCAAAATAATACTGAGGTAAAATCTACAAATGGTTTCATTGTAAAACCCAATCTTTATCGTCCAATTAGAAACGAACAAGATTCGAATGTATTTGAGAATAAAATAGATATAGTTCTTCAGGGAGAATATAATACATTTACTGATGATATTATTCGTAGTTATTCCGATCTTCCATTTTTGAATAAAATTATTCTTTCTACTTGGGATTATGAATCATCTAACATTTCATATGAAGTAGAAACAAATCCAAAAGTTCAAATAGTTTACAATGATCTCCCATTAGAGGTAGGTACAGATAATAGAAATCTCCAAATTGTTTCTTCTTTGAGTGGAATTAAAAAAGTTGCTACTGAAATATCTGTTAAGATGAGAACAGATCAACTCTATACTTATTCAAGTATGATTAAAATGTACGAATATTATCATACTAATAAGGAAGACCATAAAATTTTTGTTGCTGGAATGTACCCAGAATTACTTTTTCATCCCAGAGATCATATCTTTTGGGGAAATACTCAAGATTTAATTCGTTTATTTGATATTCCATTAGAATATAATGGATTTGCATCTAAACTTAGAATTGATAAAAATGATCTGTGGAAATATTATTCATATTTTATTCGCACAGAAACTTATTTGGGTGCCCATTATTGTGCTAAATTTAATGATAAAATCAATTTAATGTTAATTCAACCGGAAAATTATCTTCACGATAATTCTCCAAATTGGGAAGAATCATGTAAGATTAGTAAAGAATTAACTTCCAAATATTTTAAATCTTTTCCAAGAACGGACATTGAACTTTCTTGGCCAAAAAAAGATTTGACTAATTATCCATATGAAGAACAGCATTCTGGATATGGTGAATGTTGGGCAGAAGATGGTTATTGACAAAAGTATAAATATGTGTTATTAATAATACTATTATGGAGAAAAAGATGAATTTTACTGTATATAGTAAAGATGGATGTACGTATTGCTACAAAGTAAAACAAGTATTAGAGTTGACAGGTAGCAATTTTGTTGTGTATAATCTAGATAAAGATTTTACACGAGACCAATTTATTGCAGAATTTGGTAAAGATTCTACTTTTCCTCAGGTTATTTGTGATGAGAAGAAATTGGGTGGATGCTCAGACACCATTAAATTTTTAAAAGAAAATCAAATTGAATAATTATAACCTAAATAACAATAGCAACCATGAATTAAATCGTGGTTTTGAATTTATGCTTCATGGAGGGAAAAAAAAGCAACCAAATTTATTGTATATTGTATACAACAAGGTGGTTTACTTTTTCAAAAGAGAGGTAACTATCTACTTTGAATTTTCTTTAAATTTTAAAAAAAAGTAATTTCCCAGGAGTAAACAAATGTTAGCAGCAAGTCTAGTATTCGGTTCATTTCTAATTGCTTTATTTTTTATAATCGGACTTGTTATTGGATGGGTTGCTAGAGAATATATGATGAACTATAAGGAAATTGCTCAGGAACATCATTATCATCCAGAATTTTATGATTCAGAAGGAAGATTTATAGATCAGGAAATTGTTTCTGTTCGGTTTAATCCCGTAGATTTCATGGATCATGAATTTGATGATGAAGATGAGGATTGATTAAAACTCAAGTATTGTAAAATTATCATTTTGGATTTATAAAAACTATGACTACGACAACAAAATCTACTGCAACAAAACCAAGAACCAGGGCACCAAGAAAACAACCTATTGAAAAAAGTATTTCAATAAATGAAAATCTTCCAGCAAATCCTTTTGCTTTTGAAGTTTTTAATTTAGTATCTAATCAAAAAATAAGTGATAAAAAAGTGGAACTTTTGAGGAGATATGAGCATCCTTCAATAAAATCACTTTTTATTTGGAATTATGATGATAGTTTAATTAGTCTTCTTCCTGAAGGAATTGTTCCATATTCCAGTACTTGGGAACAAACTTCATTCAGTGGAACAGTTTCTGAAAAAATTCAAGATGCTGTCTATAAAATGAATGAAATTAATTCAAATTCTCTTGGATCTCAAGATCAAGGTAGGTCATCTATTCGTAAAGAATATACTAGATTTTATAATTTTATTAAGGGTGGAAATGATGCACTTAAATCTCTTCGTAGAGAAACTATGTTCATTAATATTCTTGAGGGACTTCATCCATTAGAAGCAGAAATTCTTCTTTTAGTTAAAGATAAAAAACTTGAGACGAAATATGATATCAGTAAAGAAATAGTTTCAGAAGCATATCCGGATATTGTATGGGGAAACAGAGTTTAATTAATTGTGTGTAATAATGATTTAAAATGAATAAAAACATTGCCGAAAAAAAGATGTCAGAAAAAGAACAGACATCAGATAAAGAATTAAGTTCAGATTTCTGGACATCAGAAGAGAAAAATTCTGCCAAAAGTCTTTATGGATGTGAAATATTAAAACAAAATTGTGCTCTTGAAAAAGCAAAAACAAAAGATTCTCCAACAGATGCCTACATTATTTCTTACTTTGTGAATGGAAAACTTTGTCATGATTTAACTCGAAGTGGAGGAAAAATGGTATCCATTTTTGACATGTACTATGACAAATTTGGAAATAATATTAAATCAATTACTTGGGGAAATGGTACGATTTTTCCTCGAAATTGGAATTATGAACCATCTAAACAAAAGAAAAGAAAATGAGAAAAGGATTTAATTTATCATTAGATGAAAAAAAATTAGGAAAAGCTGCTATAATTATTGATGATAATGAACTTGATAAACTTATAAAAAAATATAAAAATATTAAAAAATATATGAAATCGAGTTTATATCAAGTTAAACAATTAGATGGGACAGAAAATTTGGTGTCTAATTTAATTAAAGAAAATGAAGAAGATTTACTTTAATATTTTAAATGTATAATATGATAGAAAGCGTAAATTTATGAACCAAGAAAAAATTAAATTAATTATTCGTAACTTGGAACTTCTTTTAGATTCTTTAAAAGAAGAAGTTTATTCTAATTCAAAAAAATATAATTATGATGATATTTCAAGATATGTTCATGATTATGATGAGTTATATGAGGATGATGATTAAATGAAACCAGTAAGAGCAAAAGATCTTTTAGAACTAGACAAAAATATGAAAGTTGTGATGCTTCGGCAGACACCACTTCCACAAACTCTTGTTTATCAGGCAGGAAAGAATGATTACTCTGAAGAACCCATTCATACGAAAAATATTCCATTTGAAAAGGAATGTGGAAAATGGGTTGTGGATCAGTTACTTGCAAACGAAAGAGGTCATTGGGGTCCGTTGGAACATCCTGCAATCAGTTTGGACTGTGTTGGATTTGTTCATAATGTAATCGTTCAGGCACGAACTCATCGTGTTGGAGTATCATTTGATGTTCAATCGCAACGTTATACGGGTCGTCGTGTTCTCAAAGTTGCCAAAGGTGATTTAAGGCCAGAAGAAGTATTTTATGTGCGTCCTGCTGGACTCTACCTTGACCGTAAAGGACACAAGTATGAATGGACACAAGAAGACTACGAAAGGCAACTAAAGTTCTGTCTAGAGGCATCTGAGCGGTATACAGAGGCATTTGAAAATCGTGGTATGGCAGAAGAGCATTTGAGAGATTATCTTCCTCAGAATATTCGCCAAAACTTTGTAGTCACATTTTCATTGAGAGCAGCACTTCACTTCTTGGATCTCAGAGCAAAATTAGATGCTCAGGTAGAAATTCAAGCATTGTGTCATGGAATGTTACCAATTATTAAAGAGTGGGTTCCAGAGATTTTTAGTTATTATGAAGAAAAAAGATTATTTAAATCTAAATTAAGTCCATAAATAATTTTTTATATAATTTAGGAGGCAAAAATTTGGCAATTTATCCAATTGTTAACAAAGAAACTGGCGAAAGAAAAGAAATTGAAATGAGTGTTCATGACATTACTCAATGGTATCAAGACAATTCTGAATGGAAGCGGGATTGGTCGCAAGGATGTGCTAGTTCGGCAGAGTTGGGAGAATGGAAAGATAGACTTATTAAATCTAAACCAGGATGGAACGAAGTTTTAGAACGGGCAAGCAAAATGCCCAATGCAACCGTAAAAAAAATCTAAACTACAAAAAACAATGTCAAGAAGAAGAAGAGCTTCTCAGGAAAACCAAGCAATTGGTATTGGATTAACTGCCAAACAAATGAAAAGAAAAAAACCAATTAACTCAGATTATCTTGTTGATATTGAACCTTTAACCGAAAATCAAAAAAAACTATTTGATGCTTATTCTTTGGGTAAGCATCTCGTTGCATATGGGTGTGCTGGAACCGGTAAGACCTTTATCACACTCTATAATGCTCTCCGTGAAGTATTAGATGAGCACTCGCCAGTAGAAAAGGTTTATATTGTTCGTTCTCTTGTGGCAACCAGAGAAATTGGTTTTCTTCCAGGTAGTCATGATGATAAATCAGACATTTATCAAATTCCTTATAAGAATATGGTAAAGTATATGTTCCAAATGCCTTCTGATGCTGACTTTGAGATGCTCTATGGAAATCTTAAGTCACAAGAAACTCTTAAGTTCTGGAGCACTTCGTTTCTTCGTGGAACCACTCTTGATAATGCTGTGATTATTGTAGATGAATTTTCCAACATGACATTTCATGAATTGGATTCTATTATTACTCGTGTTGGAGAAAATAGTAGAATTGTATTTACTGGAGATACTGAGCAAAGTGATTTACTGAAACAATATGATAGAGATGGTGTTAATGATTTTATAAAAATTATAAAAACTATGCCTTCTTTTGAGGCAATTGAATTTGGTGTTGATGATATTTGTAGAAGTGGGTTAGTTAAAGAATATCTTTTAGCAAAACACGAACTTGGAATTTTTTATCGATAATGTGCTATAATGATTTTATATCTTTGGTATTAAATGGAAACTCTATTGCCAGTAAAAGACAGATTTAAACATCTAAATATTAGTTTGCCAAAACTTAAGAGGCAAACTATAGATGGTGTAAGATATTATGATATTGAAGATAATGGTGAACTAACCAAAATGGTTTCCATTACTTCAGTAACTAGTCATTTTAACAAAGAAATATTTGTAAAATGGCGTAAGAGAGTTGGTGAAGATGAGGCGAATAAAATTACACAGACTTCCACTAGTCGTGGAACCGATTTTCATACTCTTGCAGAAAATTATTTTTATAATATTCCTGAACTTCCTAGAGTTCAACCTCTTTCTGAGTTTTTATTTCAAATTGCAAAACCTAACCTAAACAGAATTAATAATATTCATTGTCTTGAAGGTCCTTTATATAGTAAAAAACTTGGTGTTGCCGGAACAACCGATTGTATTGCAGAATATGATAATGAACTTGCCGTAATTGACTTTAAGACTTCTAAAAAACCAAAACCAAAAGCTTGGATTGAGCATTATTTTGTTCAGGCAATGTTTTACGGAATGGCGTACTATGAAATGACAGGAACTCCAATTAAAAAACTTGTAATTATTATGGCATGTGAAAATGGAGATTGTGTTGTTTATGAAGAAAGAGACACCACAAAATATATGAAATTGGTGTTTCAGTATGTTAAAAAGTTTGTGAATGATAAATTGGAATTAATTTCTGATTGACTAATTAATTATTTTATCTTATAATATGTAATATACTCTAAAATTATGACAAACATATTAGAAAATCTTTTAGAAATTAATATAACAAATATGAAACAAGACGATTTGCCCGAAGATCAAACTCTTAAATATGAAGAAACTTTAAAACAAGCGATAGAAGACAAGTTTCTTACTCCATCAAAATTTTCTTTAGAAATAGAAAATATTGTAATTACTCAAAAATGTAATTATATAGATGCCATAGTTTTATTTTGTGAAATTCATAATTTAGAAGTAGATTCGGTCTCAAAATTAATCTCAAAACCTCTTAAGGATAGATTAAAATATGATGCAATTCGTCTCAATTTTATGAAGCAAACTTCACGCGCAAAACTACCTATTTAAAAATAAAAAAAGGATTTAATGACCCCGTTTCAAGTTTTTTGTAATTATTTGGCACTAAAGTCACATTTTTCTAACCCAAAATATGACTATTTTAAATATAATAAAAAAGTTAAAGTAAAAGAAGAAACATTTAAAAAAAGAAAAGATATTTATTGGTTTCAGCGTACTTCAAGAAAATATTCAGATGAAGAAGTCGTAGATTATTTTTTATCAAACTTTGTTGCAACAGATTACCCCGAAAATCTATGGATTGGTGAAATAATTAAAAATGGTGAAGAAAATTATCAAGAATGGAAGAGAAGACAACAAAGTTTAACATATATTTTCAAAGAACAATCCACACAAATGTTGTCTGAAAATAACTTAAACGAATTATTAGATTGTTCAAGGCAACATCCACCTATTCTAAAAATGTTTCTGAGTGGAAAAATTTATATAGAAACTTTAGTCATTTGGAATAAAATTTTTACGTTCGAAAATAATTTTGATAATAAACTCTCAGATCCTGTATGGGAAACCGTATCATTAAAAATTAAAAAGTATTCTCCTTTTATACATATAAATGATAATCAATATAAAAAGTTCCTAAGAGATATGATCAATGGGTAATTTTTTTAATTCTGATTTTATTCAAAAAGAACTTGAAGAAATTAATGATCTTCAGGAATGTATTTACCGAAGTATTTTTTATTTTGGTTTAATGTCTTATGAAGATAAAATTGATCATCTTGAAAAAATGAGTTTGCTTTTGGAAAAACAGAAAATTATGTATACAAGACTTTCTCTTTCTGATGACCCAGAAGCAATAAAAACAAAGGAGAATTTTCGTAAATCAATTTCTCTGATGGGATTTCCTTCGGATACTGATATGAATATTTTATTTGATAGTGTAAAAAAAACAATAGATTCTCTCCGAAATTTTATTGAGAAATAAATACAAAGATTAAACTCGGGCTTGACATCCCTTTATAAGTTTCTTATAATAAAGTTGTCATAAACAAAATCCAATTTATCCAATTAATCTAAAATGAGCTTTTCAAATCTAAAAAAACAATCTAGTCTTGGATCCCTTACCGCTAAACTGGTTAAGGAAGTTGAGAAAATGAATTCTTCTAATAGTAATGAAGATGAACGTGTATGGAAATTGTCGGTAGACAAAAGTGGAAATGGTTATGCCGTTATTCGCTTTCTTCCAGCACCAGAAGGAGAAGATCTTCCTTTTGTAAAACTATATTCTCATGCTTTTCAAGGTACTGGTGGCTGGTATATTGAGCACAGTTTGACTACTCTGGGTCAGAAAGATCCTGTGTCGGAACTAAATACCGAACTTTGGAACAACGGCACTGATGCTGGCAAAGAAGTTGCCCGTAAGCAAAAACGTAAGTTGACTTATATTAGCAACATTTATGTTGTAAAGGATCCTGCAAATCCTGAAAACGAAGGTAAAGTTTTCCTTTGACTTAAAATAGAGGCATATAGCAGTAATGCTACATGAAAACCAAGTGAATTGCTGGAAACTCTTGTTAAGTAAACTAACTAAAACAGATTCACTGTGAAAGAAAACTGTTCTTTTATAAATAGTTTTATATTATAAAGGAACACATATGACTGAAAAATTGTATTGCGATTTAGATAAAAAATACTATTCTAAAATGGGGATAGTTAGAATAATCAAAAAATTTGGAATAGATCCAAAAGATTATTATGATAACCACTTTAAGTCCGATTCCGAAGGTATTTGTCTTAATTGTGGGAAATCTACCAAATTTACAAAATTTTCATATCGTAAGTTTTGTAATTGTAAATGTTCATCTCAGTACAATAAAAATACTGAAAAATTGTGGAAAAATTCTTCAGAGGAAGAAAAGAAAACTTACATTGATAAGATGTTAAACTCTAGATATTTAAATACTTCCAAAGAAGATATTGAAAAAAAGAGAGTGGAAACTTTACTTAAAAATACTGGTTTTGATTCTTATTCTGAATTTGTATCACACCATAAAAAGGAGTGGTATAAAACATTAACTGAAGATGAGCATAACGAATTTTTTGATAAAATAACTAAATCAAGAAATCAATATAAATATCATATGTATACACTAAATGGTATACAAGTTAGAACTCAAGGATATGAAAAATATGTTCTTGATATTTTAATTAACTATTTTGACAATACTAAAATTAAAGTTGATAGTGGAATATCAATAAGATATAAGGATGAAGATAGTAAATCCAGAAGATATTATCCAGATATCATAATTGATAATTTATTATTTGAAGTAAAATCTTCTTATACTTTAAAAATTCACAAAAATAATGTATTGTTAAAAATGAAAGCATCCAAAAATGCTGGATATGTACCATTTTTAGTTGTATGGGAACCTAAAGAGTCTGAAATGTGTAAAAATAGTTTAATAGAGACAATCAGCAGCCAAGACTTGTCACAGCAAGTAAGGTTCAACGACTATCCGTTTATCGGAGTAGGTTATAAGCAAATGATAACCGAAG